AGTTGGAAGTTTCAACAAAGAAGAATACAACAACTTTGTCAATACAACGGTCATGAGCATTGCTACGACAATCACTCAGACCTTAACTAGAGACTTACTCGTTTCAAATAATCGGTATTTCAAACTCAATGCTCGCTCGCTTTATTCGTATGACATTACAGAATTGTCTTCAGTTGCTGAACAGATGACTAAAAGTATGGCAATGCGTCGAAACGAGTGGAGGGATTGGCTTGGGATGCCACCTGATCCTGACATGGATGAGCTCCTCGCTCTTGAAAATTATCTACCGCAAGACAGACTTGGGGACCAAAAGAAACTGAAAGGGGGTGAGGAAGAGAATGAACAAACGGAATAGTTATCGTACTACTCAGTTCAAGACACGAGAAGAAAGTGATACTGGTGATTTGATTTTGAGCGGGTACTTTATCAAGTTCGATGAAGTTACTGAATTATGGCCGGGTTACTTTGAGGTAATCAAACGTGAGGGCGTTGAAAAAGCTATCAAAGGAGCTGACATCAGGGCATTATTTAACCATGATGATAGTTTAGTGCTTGGTCGTACTGGTAACGGGACGGTCATTTTAGGAGTTGATGAAATCGGACTTTACGGTGATATCATCATCAACAAGGATGATCCGCAAGCTGTTGGGGCCTATGCTCGTGTTCAGCGTGGCGATGTGATTGGATGTAGCTTTGGTTTCATCCCAATCAAAATCAACACGGAAGAGCAAGCAGATGGTTCGTACCTGGACACTATCTTAGAATTAGAAATCTTTGAAGTGAGTCCATGTACTTTCCCAGCCTATCCGCAAACGGAAATTGCTGCACGACAGAAAGACTTTGAAAGTCAACAGCGTGCCAATCGTGAAGCGCTGGATAAGCGCAAGAAAGAAATTAAGGAGAAATTTAATTTATGAACAAATTATTGATTTTGGGCGCTCGTATGCGCAATAAAGCAGATGAAGTAGTAGAGCTTGAAAAATCAATCAAGGAATTGAACAAACGCTCTGAACTTGAAGCGAAGAAATTGGATCAAGCTGGAAACGATGAAGAAGTTTCAGCAGTTGAAAAGAGCCTGGAAGACATCCAAAAAGAATTGGATGAAAAATTGGCAAAAAAAGAACAACTTGAAAAAGAAATCGAAGATTTACAAAATCAAGTTGAAGAATTGAATCGTAAAGCACCGACTTACCCAAGTCAAGAACAACGTGGAGGACAAAAATTGGAACAACGTGACGCAGTACTAGAATTCATCCGCTCTCGTGGACAAAAACGCACAGGTGTTAAAACAACAGATGTAGGAGCGATTATTCCGAAAGAGGTTTTGGAGCCACAAAAAACACCTGAACGTCAGAACCCATTGCTCAACCTTATTCATATTGTCAAAGTAACAAGTGGTTCAGGTACTTACCCAGTTCTGAAAAAATCAAATCGTAAGATGACAGAAGTTGGTGAGCTTGAAGAAAATCCAGAATTAGGAAAAACAAAAATCACGGAAGTTGATTACAAAATCAAGACCTATCGTGGTGAACTTCCTATTTCTCGTGAAGCTATTGAAGATGCGCAATACGATCTCATCGGAATCCTTCAAGAAGATATCCAAGACCAAGACGAACAAACAAAATTGGCAATTGTTGCGGATGTTATGAAATCCGCAAAAGTTGTAAACGCTAGTGGACTTGATGGAATCAAGGACATTTTAAACACTAAAATTTCATCTGTCTACAAAAAATCACTTGTTGTTACAGATACCATGTTCAATGCACTGGATAAGATCAAGGACAAAGATGGCCGTTACATGATGCAGCCCGACATCACTTCACCAACTGGATACTCATTCTCAGGTAAAACAATTTATCCAGTTGAAGATACACTACTAGGTCAAGAAGGTGAAATGAAATTCTTCATCGGTGATGTCGAATACTTCCTTACATTGTTTGACCGTATGGAATTGACCGTGAATTGGGAAGATAATCATAAATTTGGTAAGAACCTTGCATCATACCTTCGTTTTGATATCAAGAAGACAGATGAAGATGCGGGAGTATTCGGAACCTACACTGATGCTGTAGCTTAAGGAGGTGGCGTATGAGCTATAAAGTAATCCGTCCTTTCAAGGACTTGGCTGATCCTGAAAAACATGACTACGCTGTTGGCGATATCTTTCCTCGTGAAGGATATGAGCCTACAGATAGCTTTACCAACGGTCTTTTGACTGGTGCCAACACTGCTGGCTCTATCTTCCTTGAGGTTTTGGGAGATGATGAACCTAAGAAGCCAGCTCCTGAAACAAAAGAAGTGAAGGAAGAGCCCGCAGTTGAGCAGGAAGAAACAGTTGAGGAAACTGCTGAAGAGCCTGCTAAGGAAGTTGAGGAGTAAACATGGACGAAGGTCAGCTTTTGAAATTGCTGAAACTCAAGTTGGGTATTTCAACTAACTTGAGAGACAAGCCGTTAGAAAAAATCATTTCAAGTGTCATCACTGAATTGACCGATAACCTCGGTATCGAGCTTGTTGGTGAGCGTGCTGACCATGAAATGTTTATCGTTGACTATGCTGCTTATCGCTATGAGGGTGGGGTGGATATGCCACGTCACCTTCAATGGCGACTGCATAATTTACAACTAGCATCAAAGAAAGAGGTCAAGAATGTGGAATCATGAAATCACGCTGATCTCTAAAAAAGTAACAGGTAAGGATAAGTTACTACAACCAATCTCTGAAGATGTCGAAGTTATTCTCTTATGTCGCAAAAAGAGGGTTACTCGCTCTGAATTTTATCAAGCGAATCAAGCAGGTTTAAAGCCGAGCTTGGTCGTTGAGATTCGAAATTTTGAGTATGAGAATCAAGAGTTTGCGAAGTTTGAAGGCAAGCAATATCGCATCTTAAAAACCTATCCTATCGATTCTGAAATTTTAGAGTTGACTTTATCAGAGGTCTTGAAATGAGTAATGACCTTGCTGATTTGATAGCGAAAGAGCTTGCAGCCTACTCTGATGAGGTTACTGAAGAAGTGGATAAGATTGCAGAGCAAGTGGCTGATGAGACTGTGGATGAGTTGAAAGAGACAAGTCCGAAACGGTACGGGAAGTATCGTAGAAGTTGGAAAAAGAAGAAGTTGGCCAATGGCTCTTTTGTTGTCTTCAACGCAGTTGCAAGTCTTACTCACATATTGGAGAACGGGCATCTTTCAAGAAATGGTGGTCGTGTCGCTGGTATCGTCCACATCAAGCCTGCTGAAGAAAAAGCAATTCAGAACTTTGAAAAGCGTATCAAGGAGATTGGGAAATGAAGCTATCAGACTTTGCTGCTATTTTGGAACAGGCAAACTTGCCTGTCACTTATCGAGCGTTTAAAACTGGGAACGCTCCTGACCTGCCTTACCTGGTCTATTATGAATCGAGTCCAGCCATCAATGCAGCTGACAACACGGTTAATCATCAGATTAAGAGCGCGACAGTAGAGCTAGCTTTTGAGCGGAAGGATGAGGATTTGGAAGAACGTCTGGAAGAGCTGTGGGCAACCCACGAGCTCTTCTTTGAAGTTCAAGAAGAAACATTTATCGAGACCGAAAGACTCTATGTCAAGTCTTATACGGTCTATCTATACTAAGGAGGAATGACATGACTCAAGAAAATAAAGTAACCTTTGGCCTAGAAAACGTACATATCGCACCTGTCAAAACACTTGCAGCAGATGGAGTTATCACTTACGGCGATGTTTTTCGTTTTCCCGGGGCGATGGAGCTGACACTTGATACCAAAGGGGAAACAACCCCTATCAAAGCAGACAACAAGGATTACCATTTCATGAATTCAAATGAAGGCTATGAAGGTAAACTTAAAATTCCGCACATCATCGATGAATTTGCAACAAAAATTCTCGGTGAAATCAAGGATCCTCAGACGGGTGTCATGACTGAAAAAGCAGATGCGAGCTTGACAGAGTTCGCAATGATGTTCCAGTTTGAAGGCGACAAAAATAAGACTCGCTATGTGATGTACTACTGTTTTGCCAGTCGCCCATCTCTTGGCTCAAAAACTAAGAATGGGACATCAACCAACGAACGTGAACTTAGTTTCAAAGCTAGCCCGCGTCCATTGGATACAGTTGTTAAACGTTCAATCACATCAGCTGATAACAAGGATGCGTATGACAACTGGTTCAAGAAAGTGTATGAACCTACTGCCGTTGCAGCTTAAGGAGAAGATCTATGCGTAAAATCGTTTTGGTTGGTGATCAGGAGTATGAGTTGGGCACTAATGGCTATACTCCTATCGCCTACAAGCAACAATTTGGGAAAGATTATTTCCAAGATTTGTTCTCAATGTTGAAAAATCAATCATTCATGAATGAATTGGACAAGCTAGAAGCTGAAAAAGAATTGACAGCGACTGACATTGACATTTCAATGCTAGAAGAGTTTGATATGACCTTCTTCAACCGTCTTTTTTGGACATTTGCTAAATCTGCAAATCCTCACATCAAGCCTTATGAACAATTTTTCATGGAAATGGAAGTCTTTCCGATCCAGGAAGTTGGTCCTGTGTTGATGGAAATGCTGAATGCGAGCATGACGACAAAAAAGCACCAGATGACTCAGAATCAGCTAGCGAAGAAATCTTCACAGTAGAGTCTTATCTGTCCTGCTGTAAAGAAACTGGTCTGTCTATCGATGATCTAAAGCACATTTCAATCGGAATGGCTCTAGATTATCAGACGGATTATGTGAATTTAAGGAGTGAGGATAAGGGTGGCGAACGGAAAGCCACGCAAGCTGATTTTGACAGTTTTTAAAGAAAAATGAGTGCTGAGAGAGCAATTCTGAGACCAAGTTCATTAGGCTGACTGCATTATCAGTCGTAGAAATTCTCTCAGCGCTTTTCTATTTTTTATGAAAGGAGGAAATATGGCAGGAAATATCAAAGGTATCAAAATTGAAATTGATGGCGACACGCAACCCTTACAGAAGGCGCTGAAAAATGTCAATAAGGCTGCTACTGATGCAAGTCAGGAGTTGAGACAGATTGACAAGGCCTTGAAGTTTGATACAGGGAACGTAACTCTCTTGACTCAGAAGCAAGAAGTTTTACAGAAGCAAGTTGCGACGACCAAGGAGAAACTGGAAACTTTGAGACAAGCTCAGTCTCAGGTGGAACAACAGTTCAAAAATGGGAATATCGGTGCCGATCAGTACCGTGCTTTTCAACGTGAAGTCGAAGTAACCCAAAATGTCCTGAAGGGATATGAAGGAAAACTAGCAAACGTAAATCAGGCACTTGCTGAGAATGGGAATGCAACTAAAAGCAACCAAACGCAACTGAAAGAATTGCAGAATGAACAGAGTCAACTTGCTTCAGAGATGACTAAGGTGACAAGCTCATTCAAACTGCAAGAAAGTGCTTTAGGTTCAAATGCTAGCGAAGCTGAGAGAAATGCTCTTGCCCAGAAGAAGAGGGCAAATGGACCTTTGTAGGATCTCTCTTCCCAAGCTGGCA